TTAACAAAGATGTTAGTCCTTACGTTGAAGGTCAAATTAACTCTGACAAATATGGATCAGGTGGCGGTGGAAAAGTCGGAGTTACCAAGAATCTTGACAAGGACTCTAATGTCTCAGCATACATTGAGGGCGGTGGATTTAAGTCAAAAGATGGTGAATTTAAAGGCAAAATCACTGGCGGCGGTGTAATGTATAGCAAGAGATTTGAAGAGGGCGGAAGCGTAAATGAGGCTGGCAACTACACCAAGCCCAGTATGCGGAAATCTTTGTTTAATTCCATAAAGGCTTCTGCGGTGCAGGGTACGGCGGCAGGGCAGTGGTCAGCAAGAAAAGCACAGTTGCTTGCAAAGAGATACAAAGAAAAGGGCGGAGGTTACAAAGATTGAAAGCGCCACAGACTTCCCTTAAAAACTGGAGCGATCAGAAATGGCGCACTAAGTCGGGAAAGCCTTCGTCAAAAACAGGCGAAAGATACCTACCTGAAGCCGCCATCAAATCTTTGTCTTCTTCCGAATATGCCGCTACAACCAAAGCAAAACGCAAAGGCAAGGCGGCAGGAAAACAATTTGTAGCACAACCCAAAAGCATTGCAAAGAAAACAGCAGGGTTTAGATAATGTCAACAACCAGTGGAACAACCTCATTTAATCTTGACCTTGTCAATTTAATTGAAGAGGCGTATGAGCGTTGCGGTCAGGAGATGAAGACTGGCTATGACATGAGGACTGCTCGCCGTTCGCTAAATATTATGACCATTGAATGGGCAAACCGTGGCATTAACCTTTGGACAATTGAACAAGGCGTTATACCCATTGTTACTGGGCAAGCTTGCTACCCCATTCCTGTGGACACAATTGATCTTTTGGATACCGTCACTCGTACTGGAAACGGAACGCCACAGCAAACTGACATCAACATCAGCAGGATCAGTGAACCCACTTACATGACGATCCCAAACAAGCTTGCTCAGGGTCGCCCTATCCAGTTGTGGATTAACCGTCAATCAGGCCAATCTAACGTCACCACAGCCGCTTTAAACGGGGCAATCACAGCAACTGATACCACGATAACGGTAACCAATATTTCCGAGCTTGCGACCAATGGTTTTGTGTTGGTTGACAATGAAACCATCTATTACCAGTCAATAAGTGGAAATCAACTGATCAACTGCGCTCGTGGACAAAATGGCACAACTGCGGCATCTCACCTTACCGCCGCAATTTTGACAGCTCAAAACTTGCCAAGCATTAATGTCTACCCAACAGGCGATGGCGGTGGGCCGTATCTTTTTGTGTATTACCGCCTTAGACGCATCCAAGATTCTGGTACTTCTGGTCAGGTTTACCAAGACATTCCATTTAGATTCATACCCTGCATGGTGGCAGGTTTGGCTTTTTATCTGTCGCAAAAAATTCCTCAAGCCATGAATGTTCGTGATTTTTTGAAAAACGAATATGAAGAGCAATGGACGCTTGCCTCAACCGAAGACCGAGACAAGGCTCCTGACAGGTATGTACCAAGGAATCTGACTTATGCCTAATCGTTTTGCTTCTGGCAAATATGCCATAGCGGAATGTGACCGCTGTGGTCAAAGGTATATGCTGAAACAGTTGAAGAAACTGACGATCAAGACCAAGCTAACAAACATCTTGGTTTGCCCAGAATGTTGGGAGCCTGACCAGCCTCAATTGCAATTGGGTATGTATCCAGTGAATGATCCACAAGGAATTCGTAATCCAAGGCCAGACCTGAGCTACTACTCGTCAGGTTTAAACGGTCTGCAAGTCATCCCCGGTAACGGAACGGAACAACTTGCAAGCGGCAGTCCTGACGGTGGAAGTAGGGTATTTCAATGGGGGTGGAACCCTGTTGGTGGGGCTAGGGCAAATGATGATGGGTTAACCCCCAATAATTTGATTGCCACAGTTAGTTTAAACAGCGTTACAGTACAGGTATAAGGAGAAACATCATGGCAGGATTTGATGGCGTTGCCAAAAAAGGCAAAACAGTCGGTAAACAAATTGGGATTGACGGCCCAAAGGTTCCAACAATGATGGGTGGTAAAGCCAAGCACGGCGTTACTGGCGAAGCCATGAAAGCTGTGGGTCGCAATATGGCTCGTGCAATGAACCAGAAGCGTTCTGGTCGTGGAGGCTAATATGGGATACAGCAAAAAAATGATGGGTAAAGAAGTTGGTGATGCCGCTGTGTATGCGCCTCCTCACACCATGAAGGGCAAAGGTTTGACTGTGAATGAGCTGGAAGGCTCACGAAACAAAGCAACTGACCCCAACACATTGTCAGCAGACAAGGTAAGCACTCGCACTTCAGCAATGCGTGTGAGCTTGGGCAACCCCAATGCTGATGACATTAAAACCAGCGGCATTGAAGTCCGTGGTAGCGGTGCGGCAACCAAAGGTCGCATGGCTCGTGGGCCAATGGCGTAAGGAATAGTCCATGACGTACAGTGAGTTGGTCACAGCTATCAAGGGATACACGGAGAACTCTTTTCCGTCTTCTCAAGATATGACTTCGACTGTCCAAATAAACACATTCATTAAGAACGCAGAGATTCGCATCTATAACACGGTGCAAATGCCTCAGTTTAAAAAGAATGTTGCAGGGTCGCTGACTTCTGGTAATAAATACCTAAGCCTCCCTAATGATTTTTTGGCTGTTTATTCATTGTCTGTTTACACAACTCCTGCTCTTGGTATATCAAGCCCTCAAGCCTATTTGCTGGACAAGGATGTGAGTTTTATTCGTGAGACTTATCCTGACCCAACATATGGTGGGGAGCCTGAGTATTACGCATTATTTGGTACAAATTCAACTTACCCATTAGTTGTTTCATTGATTGTTGGCCCAACACCAGATGCAAATTATTCAGTTGAGCTTCATTATTTTGCTTATCCAACATCAATTACCGTTTCTTCAACATCGTGGCTTGGCGATAACTTTGAAACCGTTCTTTTGTATGGTTCTCTTTTAGAAGCCTACACCTTTATGAAGGGTGAGGCAGATGTTATTGCTCAATACCAAAAGCGTTACGATGAAGCGTTGTCGCAACTCAAGCGTTTGGGTGATGGAATGGATCGTAGAGATGCATACCGCAATGGTCAAATAAGTATTCCTGTTAATTAAAGAAGAACATTATGGCAATCACACAATGCATTCCAACCAGCTTTAAAGTAGATATTTTGAGCGCCCAGCAAAACTTTAGTGCGCTGAGTGGTGGCCCAAACACCTTTAAGATTGCTCTGTACACATCTTCTGCAACGCTGGATGCAACAACTACCGCATATAGCGCAACAAATGAAGTTGTTGGTACTGGATACACCGCAGGTGGAGCAACGCTTTCAATTTCTACAGTACCAACATCAAGCGGCACAACAGCTTATATTTCTTTCTCAAATGCAACATGGACGGTATCAACAATAACCGCCCGTGGCGCATTGATCTACAACAACACTTTGGCTGGCAAAAACGCTGTGGCAATTCTTGACTTTGGTAGCGACAAATCAACTGTTGCCAGTACGTTCACCGTCCAATTCCCAACGGCCTCAAGCACCTCTGCAATCATAAGGATTTCATAATGGCAATCGTCACAACAACAAAAGGCGAAATGGATGACTCTTTGCTGGAAAAGCAAGAGGGTACTGTGGACAACGACAATGAATTAACCACATGGGTTGAGTATTGGCTGGATGGTGAGCTTGTTCACCGTTCTGCCCATGTAACCCTCAAGAAAATGCCACCTATTGGTGGCGAAACACAACCTCTAAGCTAAAGGAAACATCATGGCAAATACCCAATCAATGTGTACTTCTTTTATGGGCGAGCTTATGCTTGGTCAACATCAACTTGGCACTTCAACCATTGTGTCTCGTGGCAGTTTGACATCGCCCACCACAGATACAGTTAAAGCGGCTCTGTACCTTACATCTGCAACCATCAATGCGGCTACCACTGTTTACACGGTGACTGGAGAGGTGTCTGGTACTAACTACACTGCTGGCGGCGTAACGGTAACTAATGCAACGGCTCCGACTTCCACTAACAGTTCTGCAACGGCAGGTGTGGCGTACTGGACTCCTTCAGCTTCAATTACCTATACCACAGTGACTTTGGCAACGGCGTTTGACACCGTGTTGTTGTACAACTCAACGCAAACAAACAAAGCTATAAGTGTCCACACGTTTGGTTCGCAAACCATCACGGCTGGCACTTTCACTTTGACAATGCCTTCAAACACCACATCAACCGCTTTGTTGCGCTTGGCTACCACCTAAGAGGTAGTTCATGGCTCTTGGCTGGGGCAATAATGCTTGGGGCGACAACGGCTGGGGCGACACTCTTGGATTAACGGGGGATGTAGCAACAGGAGCCGTAGGGACGGCTTCGCCTGATCGGATTGTTGCCTTAAGCGGGGTTTTGGCTTCGGGGAGTGTTGGGACGGTTGTTTTTAGTCAATCGTCAGCGGAGACGGGAGATGTTGCAACTGGTTCGGTTGGAACAATAACAACCTCCCGTGTAGTTGCTTTGTTGGGTGCTTCGGCGGCTGGGGCAGTTGGTACTGTTGTTCAAAGTAAAGATGTTGCCCTGACTGGCAATGCGGCAATTGGTAGTGTTGGTTCAGTAACCCCATCAATTGCCAAGGCGTTAACAGGTGTAGAGGCTTCAGGTTTTTCTGGAACCGTAATCCACAGCAAGACAACTGCATTGACTGGCAATGCGGCGGCAGGCGCAGTTGGGACTGTTGTTAAAAGTACATCGGCAGGATTGACTGGTAATGAGGCTAATGGTTACCCGGGTGGGGTCATTGTTCCGCTTAACAGCAATCAAGCAGATGGTGCAGTTGGGTCGGTTTCATTTGGGGTGACTGTCGCCATAACTGGAAATCAATCAAGTGCTGTTGTAGGAACGGTTGGCAACGGAGTAAGAACATTTGCTTTGACAGGAAATCAGGCGCAGGGATTTGTGGGGTCTACAGTTGCTGTTTATTGGAAAATCATAGATGACAATCAAACTGCAAACTGGCAAAATATCAGCAACACTCAACCATCAAATTGGGTAGAAGTAGCAACATAAGGTAAACCATGACTACAGCATATACATCACTTTTAGGATTGGCGCTCCCCGTAACTGGAGAGTTGTCTGGAACATGGGGCGACACGGTAAACAACAGCATTACCTCATTGCTTGACTCTGCTGTTGCTGGCACAACGACATTAAGCTCCGATGCTGATGTGACGCTCACAACAACAACTGGATCATCAAATCAAGCTCGTGAAGCTGTTATTCTTTGGACGGCTGGAGGAACAGTAACTAGAACAATTACAGCGCCAGCACAGTCTAAAACTTATATTGTTATAAATAAAACTTCTAGCTCCCAGTCTATTAAATTGGTTGGCGTAGGGCCAACTACAGGCGTAACGGTGGTTGCTTCTGAATCAGCAATCTGTGCTTGGAATGGTCTTGATTTTGTTAAAGTTTCATCAAATGTAGCCAGTGGCGTTACAACATTTCAAACATCATTGAATGGTTTAACGCCGTCCACTGCGTCATCTGGTGCGGTAACTTTGGCTGGTACTTTGGGTATATCTAGCGGTGGTACAGGTGCTATAACTTTGGCTGGTGCATCAATTGCTACCTACACAGGTACAGAGACTCTGACCAACAAGACCTTGACCAATCCAACAGTTACCAATTATGTTGAAACTGTTGTTGCGATTGGTAACTCAGGCACAACTCAGACATTGGCTCTTACCAACGGCACGGTGCAAACTGTGACCATGACAGGCAATTGCACATTCACTATGCCAACAGCAACGGCTGGCAAGTCATTTATTCTGATTTGCACACAGGATGCCACAGGATCACGCACTGCTGTATTCACTAGTGTTAAGTGGCCTGCTGGCACAGCACCAACTTTGACAACCACAGCAACCACAGGCGTTGACATAATTACCTTTGTGGCTAATGGTACTAACTGGTATGGCACTTACGCACAGGCGTTTGCATAATGTTTGCCGCTAAAAACGAACTCTTTACCCGCCCAAGCGGTAGCTATCAAATTAGCAATAGTGTGCGTCTGCGTTCAAGTGCGTCTGCTTATTTCAACAGAACACCAGCTAGTGCAACAAATCGTAAAACTTGGACTTGGAGTGGATGGGTTAAACGTGGACAATTAGGTTCTGCAACCTATGAAATATTCATGGGTGATAACTACTCTACATCTTTTACAGGAATTCGTTTTTACAATGACAATATTCTTGTTCAAGATTTTGTAAGCGGAACAAAAAACATTTTTTGGCAAACAAACGCAGTATTTCGTGACCCTTCAGCTTGGTATCATATTTTAGTTAAATATGACACAACTCAAGCATCATCAACTAATGCTGTTCTAATTTATGTAAATGGTGTTACTCAAACAGTTACCTTTACCGCCAATACAGGTTCGTATGTTCAAAATTATGATGGAATTGTAAATTCAACTAATTCTCATAAAATTGGTGTACTTAGCACTCTTAATTATTTTGACGGTTACATGACAGAAGTCAACTTCATTGACGGTCAAGCCCTAACACCATCATCCTTTGGCTCTACCAACGCTGTCACAGGCGTATGGCAACCTATTAAGTACACAGGCACATACGGCACTAACGGCTTTTATCTGAACTTCAGCGACAACTCTGCCGCTACTGCTACAACCATTGGCAAGGACTACTCAGGCAACGGCAACAACTGGACACCCAACAACATCAGCGTGACTGCT